GATATGGAGTTTGAACCCGACATGATGCAGAAACTAAGCGCCGACCTCGACGAAGGAAAGGAATTTGTCTGTGGGCTTTATTTCAAGCGCAAAGCGCCGATAAAGCCAGTCATATACAAAGAGTGTGGATATTACCATAGTGAGGAACGCGACGAAGTAACGCCGCTGGCCGTCAGCTATGAGGACTACCCGCGCGATTCTCTGTTCGAGGTTGCCGCTGCTGGTTTTGGCGCCGTGTACATGACAACCAGCTTATTAAAGCGGGTCGTCGATAAATTCGGAATGCCGTTTTCGCCAATTCTCGGATTTGGAGAGGACTTGTCATTTTGCACCCGCGCGCGCCAGATCGGCGCTTCGCTGTGGTGCGACAGCCGCGTAAAGCTGGGCCATGTCGGGCAAGGCACGATTTCCGAAGCAACTTATCTAGGGGTGAAACACGATGCTTGAAGCTGTGAAACTGGCCCTCCGAATTACTACAGACGCATTTGACAGTCAGATCAACGACTTAGTCGAGGCGGCGCTGTTTGATATGGGCGTTGCCGGCGTCACCAGTAAAGATGTGACGGACGCGCTTATCAGGAACGCGGTTATCACATATTGCCGTATGCACTTCGGACAGCCGGACGATTATGACCGTCTGAAACGGTCATACGACGAGCAAAAAGCGCAGTTAGCAACATGCACCGGTTACACCAACTGGAAACCGGGCGCCGCTGGGAGTGGTTGCGTTGGATAGGTCGGAGATCATAACGCTGGTATCCTACACACAAGCACAGGACCAGCAAGGCGTCAGGCGCGACACGACACCGACAGAAACGACGGTGTTTTGCCAGGTTGACAGCATTTCTCGGGCGGAGTTCTTTGACGCCGGCCAGAATGGCATTAAGCCGGAATATCGGTTTAGCGTGTTTTTCGGAGATTACGCCGGACAGCGCGTCGTCATATACAAGGGCGTAAAGTATTCCATTTATAGGACATACCACGCCCGGAACGACGTTATCGAACTCTACGCCGAACGCAAGACGGGTGTTTGATCGTGGCGAAGAAAACGCCGATTGAAAAGCTGGAATCCAGCATTAGCAAGATTCTGGAAGACTACGCGGACGACGTGCGCGACCATGTGGCGGAAATATCCGTCGAGATTGCGAAAAAAGGCGCGCAAGCGCTTCGTGATGAGTCCCGGGAGAAATTCAACGTCATTACCGGCAAGTATGCCAAAGGATGGCGGGCGGACACTGTCGGGGACACTGTACGCGCTATCAAGTGGACGAACATAATCCACAACACAGAATCCGGGCTTCCGCATTTGCTAGAATACGGTCACGCTAAGCGCAACGGCGGTCGTGTGGCCGGTCGGACGCACATTGCGACGATCGAGGAAAAACTGATAGAGGAATACGAACGGGAGGTTGTAAGTAAATTATGACGCTAACCGAGATTGCGACGATGATTGAATCTATGGGGTTTCCGTTCAACTACTATCAGTTTAAGGAAGACCCAGACAACCCACCGCCGGCACCGCCGTTTATCTGCTTTTATTATCCGTATGACGATGACGTGAAAGCGGATAATATCAACTACGCCAGAGTGAACGCTGTTATCATTGAACTCTACACCGACGAGAAGGACTTTGACTCGGAAGCGGCCGTCGAAAACGTATTGATTCAGAATGAACTTGCGTTTGCGAAATCGGAAGCATATGTCGAGTCGGAACACATGTTCCAAATCACATATACAACGGAGGTTGTAATAAATGGCAAATAAGATCAAGTATGGACTGAAAAACGTCTACTATGCCGTTGCGACGATTGCCGCTGATGGTTCTGCGACTTATGAAACGCCGGTTGCCCTTCCGGGCGCTGTTTCGCTGTCTATGGAGCCTCAGGGTGAGAATACGCCGTTTTACGCGGATAATATCGCCTACTGGATCGGCGTAAGCAATACCGGCTATGAGGGTGACTTGGAAATCGCCCGCATTACTGACGATTTCAAGAAAGACGTTCTCGGATACATTACGGCCGGTAACGGTCTACTGGTAGAGAGCGCAAACACCGAAGCCGTACACTTTGCGCTGATGTTCCAGTTTGAGGGCGACGAAAACGCTACCCGACACGTCATGTATAATTGCACCGCGTCCCGGCCGGCCGCGAGCGGTACGACCAAAGGCGAAACCATCGAACCCGAAACCGAGACGATCACGATCACCGCGACGACTATTTACGTCGATGCGCTGAAAGACGACATCGTGAAGTCCGAAGTCACCAACGGAACCGCCACTTCTACGGTTTACAACACGTGGTTTAGTTCCGTCACACAGCCGACCGCCGTTACAGGCTAACCCACCAGCAACAAGACAAACCGCCCGGATCACACCGGGCGGTATTTTGATATTACGCGGAGGATAAACAGATGTTCGCTAACGTGAAAATCGGAGACGTCACCGTGCCTATGCTGGCCGTGGCGTCCGTCAATCTCTACTACAAGCGCACTTTCGGCGTTGATCCTATCATCCTGCAAGCAGACAAAGACATGTCCGCCGGCGAGAACATCCAATTCTATATGCAGATGGGCTATATTATGGCCCAGATGGCAGCGGCCGACGGTGACGGTGCTAAGATGCTGAATCTCAACGAAGATACTTATATCGAATGGCTGGGCCGATTTGATAATAGCGAATACCTCGATGCTATCACCGCCATTTCGGAGGTATACAACGGTCAGAACCGGCCGACATCAAAGGAAAAAAAAGAGAACGAATGACCGAACGGCAGTTTAATACTGCTGTGTTCATACTACGGGCTATTCAGATCGGCTTGACGTTACCCGACCTCGATCGACTCGAATATGGGGAAATCATGGATATGTTTATAGAGCGTGGGAACGACGATTGCGAATATAGACAACTGGCAACGCAAGCCGATTTCGACAAATTCTAAGGGCGTGGGGTAATGGCTACAAGAAAAATCGCCGGTATTACGATAAAGATCGGCGGCGACACTACAGAACTACAGAAATCGCTCGGAAAGGTTGATAAACAGCTTTCGTCAACGCAAAACACTCTAAAGGATATTAACAAACTGTTGAAGCTGAACCCGGGCAATGTCGAACTACTGACACAGAAACAGAAGAACCTCCAAAGTGCTATCAATACGACCAAAGAGCGCCTAGACACGCTGAAAAAGGCGCAGACCGACGCGCTTTCGCCGAAGGATTATGACGCGCTACAGCGCGAAATAATCGAGACAGAGGGCAATCTGAAAAGCCTAGAGGCTGAATATAAGTCTTTCGGGTCGGTCGGCGCACAGCAAATCCAGAACGTCGGCAACAAGGTTTCGGACGTCGGGAAGAAAATGACCAAATTCGGGACCAACATGACGAAGTATGTCACCGCGCCGATTATCGCTGTTGGCGTCGCGGCGAACGCGGCCTTCAACGAAGTTGACGAGGGTATTGATACCATCATTCAGACTACCGGCGCGTCTGGTGATGATTTGGAGTCCATGAAAACAATCATGGAGGAAATCGCCACCGAGATACCAACTGACTTTGCGACCGCCGGCGAGGCCATAGGCGCTGTCAATACCCGGTTCAAGGCGACCGGCGAACAGCTAAAGACGCTGTCCACGCAGTATATCAAGTTTGCAAAGCTGAACAATACTGACGTCACCAGCGCTGTAAACTCGACGGAAAAAGCGCTTGCCGCGTATGGTCTGACGGCCGATGATGCGGGGGACTATCTGGATCGACTGACAAAGGTATCACAGCAGACCGGTATTGACGTCGGAACCCTGTCAGACGGAATCGTTAGGAACTCTGCCACGTTCAAGGAATTAGGCTTGAGCATCGACGACGCGACTGTGTTCATGGGACAGTTGGAGGTCAGTGGCGCCGACGCAAACATGGTGTTAGCCGGTATGCGCAAGGCATTGAAAAACGCCGCCGCCGAGGGAAAACCGCTTGATACTGCGCTAGCCGAACTCCAAACCACAATAGACAAGGGTAAAGGGTCAACGGACGGCCTGACGGCTGCGTATGAATTGTTCGGCACAGCCGGCGCGCAAGTCTATGAAGCCGTGAAAAATGGTACACTGGACTTCAACAACCTAGCGACCGCCGCCGAGGATGCATCCGGTACGGTTTCGACGACGTTCGACGCAACTCTTGATCCTGCCGACCAATTCCAGACGGCGCTAAATGCCGTTAAACTCACGGCGGCAGACATAGCCGAAACGGTTATGCCGGCGGTATCCCGCGTGTTATCCAAAGTCAGAGACATTGTCTTGACGTTGAAAGAGCGTTGGGACGGGCTTGACGCTTCGACGCAGGACAACATTATCAAGTTTACTGCGCTGGTGGCTGCGGCTGGTCCTGTTGTAACAGTCCTCGGAAAGATCGTCGGCGGAGGCGGCACGGTGATAAGCGCGTTCGGCAAGATCGTCGGCGCTATCAGTGCGGCCGGGGGCTTGATCCCGGCTATCGGCGGACTTGTTACGGCTGCTGGGCCTATTCTGGCGGGC